GAACAAATGAAGGGATAAACAATGAATGACAAATTTGTAGACATGCCGAAATGCATGGCGGACAAATACGAAACCGCCGACTTTATTGCCAGCGACCCCCCCCGTCCAGTTCCCAAGGCGGTATTCCGGGAGGGACGCGGAGGTCAGTGGGTTCATTACTTCGTGGCTCTCGTTCGGGAATCGAAAGGCGATCATCGGGGCGGCGGAGCGGATGGACAGGGAGTTTGGTGGCAGTCCTTACGGGTGGCTGATGGATAGGCAATATGTGAAAGTATATAATTACCAAAATATAATAAGGTAATTATATACCTAAACATGAATGATAGGAGAAAGGATGATATTAACTATTAATAATGTTTATTTAATTTAATTCAAAAACAAAATGTCTACTTTTGTAGACACATAAAAATTATATATATGGAAAAGAGTGAGTTTGTAAAGAAATTGGAGAAGATCATCGATATGGTTAAGACCGAAGATGATGGTTTCGAGTATGGTGGTAAAGTCATTTTCTATAAAGAAGATGATGATAACTATGAAATCTCGGTAAAGAACATTGAGATGGATCTGACGGTAGAGGCCAATACTATGGCTAGTATGGATGATAGGACTTTTGACTGCCTTATGAGTGAGGTTTATAAACAAAAGTTTACAAAGGCTATAACGATGTCGGAGGATGAGGATGATGAAGACAATTGATAAGATGACCGATCAGGAGATATATAATCTTACTGACGAACAGGTAGAGAAATTGATCGTAACAAGATGTGCGGAGGAAGGTGTAAGGTTCATAGATGAGCCTCCAATCATGAAGACATATGACTATAAGCCTATTTCTCCATCACATTTCTTCTACTATTTAGAAGGTTTGAGTATAGCCGTTCTTGATCAGAATGATGCTATTAAAATAGCTACGTTCTTAAGTAAGTTTGATTTATACAAGACTACATACGATTTCACTATATCCAATGAGAAGATATATAATAAGTTGGATATAATCAATATCAAACATATCCCAATGTTTGACACGAAAGATGAGGAGGCCTATAAGTCTATCAAGGATAAGAATAATAAGATTGAGGAGGAGTATAAAGATCAGGTAGATAAATACAAGAAGGGTATAAAAAGAATGAGTGAAATCCATGCCGAGATCTGGTCGAAGGTAATCGATGTAAGAAATAAGATTGATCATATGAATCATCTTAGATTCCTTTTTGTAAAGGAATATCTTCCGTTGGTGGATCATGATACGAATACGGCTATGACGTTTTTTAAGAAAGCTTATGACGTGGATGATGATACGGAAAGATATATTCGTGAGGGGATAAAGGATTACCCATTGTTTAACAACAACATAGATTAATAAGATGCACAATTGGTTTAAATGTACGGTTTCTTATGAGACCGATGCCGAGAATGGCATGAAGAAGAAGGTTAAGGAAGAATATTTAGTAGATGCTCTTTCTTATACCGAGTGTGAAGCTAGAATCATAGAGGAGATGAAACCGTTTATCTCCGGTGAGTTTAGTGTTGATATCAAACGATTCCGGATAGCGGAATTATTCGCCATGGATGGAGACCGGTTCTATAAGGTCACGGCTGATTATATTACGATAGACGAGAAATCGGGCAATGAGAAACGCAAGGCGTTTAACTACATCGTTCGGGCCAATGACCTTGATCATGCCAAAAAGAATTTCGAGGAAGGCATGAAAGGAACCATATCAGACTTCGTTGTCACTTGTATCAAGGAAGAGAAGAAACTGATGGACTTCTATGAGTTTGATGGTAAGATCAGGAATCCGGAGAAACATGAGAATAGTAAGCAATAAAGCTAGCTATGAGACCACATCATCCATAGCCGAGAAGTTGATGGAGATAAGTAAGATGGAGGGTACGATTTATCGTATCCTCACATTATCTAATAAGACTTATCTGGCTTCTAAGTTAGGGTATAGTAGGTCCGGGTTCTATAAAAAAATACAGAACAGGAATTTTAATATCCGGGAGCTGGCTCAGATATTCGATACGATCATCAACTTCAAGGATCAAGATTGGACGGAGGGTAAGATCGATAGGCTTAAGAGGTATAGGGCTATGAGCCTTATGGAGTTCAATAAAAGTTATAAAAAGAAAAATGCATGAGAGGTAGGATGTTGCCGTGTGAGAGATGTGGGAGGATGGTAACTATAAGGAGTAAGGGGCTGTGTCCCGCATGCAGAGCCAAGGAACTACCGCCAAAGGAAAGGACGGCGATACGGGTGAAGGCCAAGCCGAAGGGGAAGAGCCTAGCCGTTTTCTTTGGCGCCCATGTGGCTAGGTTGAGTATGACAAGGAGATCTGCTACCGGCGCATACATACCATGCCCGGGGGTAAGCAACATATGCCACTTATACCCTAAACGGAAATATAAATCAGTTGCTGAGGATAATGATAACATTATCTACTTGACGGCTGATGAGCATACAAGATTCGATTATCTATTAGATACGATGGATTTCGGCCGGCTCTTGGACGAGTTTGGCAACGTTTGGCTGTTGGCAGCCAGAAGGATGAGGGATCTCGCACCTAAAGTCGAGGAGGATGGTAAATTAAAAACCAGATTATTATTATGGATAGAAGAAAACAAAAATTACTTTTAGCTCTTGGATACGAGGCTATAAGTGATACGATATATAAGAAAGGAATGGATATGGAAGTCATAAGCGATCAAGAATCGTTTGATGATATGAGAGTTCGTTTATCCAAAAAACATCATGTGGTTATCACGGATGATGGTGTTGTAATAGAGTTTGTTCATAATAAGTCAATGGACGAGAATGCGCCATCATATTATTGGCGATCATCATTACCAATATTAAGATCATATCATACAGATCCTAAATTTACCGCTTTCTTTGGCATATTAGATGTTTTGTCAACGATCCCAAAGAAAGATATGGATGAGGAGAAAAAGTCTGTTGAAGAGCCTAAAAAAGAGCCTAAAGAGGAAATGGAAGTTGAGTATGATCTGGAGACCGAACAGCAGTATTATGCCGCTGAATGGATAAAGGATATCCCGACACCAGTCTTATACAGAATGACCGTGGCTGGCAAGCGTGTTTATTATGAAATGGGAACTGATGGATACCCTATCATATATGATGGGGCTACCAATAATATTGCGAATGGGTATTGTGATACTTCCGGGGCATTAGAAAAATGGAAAAATGAGATGAGACTCAAGGGTAAGGACCCAGACGAGTACGCCGACTACCGGGCTGACTTGGGTACGATCATGCATTACTTATTTGGATTGTATCTGACGGGAGTTAAGATAAAACTGATTCCAACATGGATAAGAAAAGCTGTCAAGGAAGCTAAGTTGAGAATAGACAAGTATAGGATGGAGCGGATATTAGTGGATAATATGGATGAGTTGATAGAAGATCTAATATCATTCGCTATATTCTGTAAAGAAAGACATGTAAAACCTGTGTTGATTGAGAAGATGTTGAGGTCAAGGAGATTGAAAGTGGCTTCCTCTGTGGATGCTGTGGTGGAGATGGATAGCGAGCCGGAGATGGTGGAGATAGAGATCGAGACAGGAGAGTTCTATAAGACTGGAGCCAAGAAAGGTCAACCTAAGACAGAGAAAAAGAAGATAAAGAGATGCAGGAGGATATTCGCTATATTGGACTTCAAATCAAACAGGAAAGGCAATTTCTATGACGAGTATGCTTTCCAACTTGAGTTATATAGAAGAATGATATTAGAGAACTATGGAAAGATATTGGAGATAGAGGAGATATATAACTTCGCTCCGGGTGATCCTACCGCAAAGACCAGCCAATATAAGTTGAAGAGACAGACTGACAACCCTATATTGAATATGGCTACCGTAGTATATCTTCAAGGAAAGTATAAGTTCGAGAAAACTAATTATACGGTTACATCAAGAATCGGATCCTTAGATATAGAAGGCGAGTTTGATGTTAATAAGTTGGTAAGGAAAGAGCCGCTGAGGGACTATATATATAGAGTCATGAATGAGAGGAGAGGGTGATGGAATTTAGGGAGTTCAATAAGAGCGTTCATCGGTATGAGCTGGATCATAGCAAACCAAGGAGGAAGCTGACGTGCCCGCAATGCGGCAAGGATAAGTGTTTTACGCCGTACGTAGATGTAACCACCGGACAGATAGTAGGGGAGCAGTTTGGAGTATGTGATCACAAAAATAAATGTGGTTATTTTAAATATCCAACAGGCAATGAGCTTGGGAGCAATGATCTTTTTACCGATTCAAACAAAGTATTAAGGAGGTACAGACCTCCCGTGGATCCGGATATAGCCAACTGCATTCCGGTAAGCAAGATGTTTGAGACGCTTAATCCTTTCGAGACATCTGATCTTCAGGATTATCTATCCAATATATTCGGATCGTATCATACCAATAGGGCATTTAGCTTGTATAAGGTGGGGATGATGAGATTCGGGGACTGGGGTAAGTGCTGTGTGTTCTGGCAACTGGATAAGAATTGGGTGGTGCGGACCGGGAAGATAATGGACTACGGGCCTGACGGGAAGAGGGTAAAGGTTCCCATGGATCACGTATGTTGGGTGCATATACTGGACGGTCAGGATTACCTGCTTAGGCAATGCCTGTTCGGGGAGTTCCTTATCAACTTCTATCCCAATGACGCTCCGGTGTATATAGTAGAGTCAGAGAAGACGGCTGTTATCTGCAACATCGTGTACCCTAGTAGGTTGTTCATGGCCTGTGGCGGTATCCATATGTTGAAGAGGGAGATGGTAGAGACATTGGGTAGGAGGCGGATAGTCCTGTACCCGGATAAGGGCGACGCTTTCAACGAATGGAGAAAGAAGGTAGACAAGGATATGAGGGGGATGAATATAGAGATAAGTGATTTTCTAGAATCAAAACCCAATATAGATGAGGGGATGGATATAGCGGATTATTTTATAATTAAACAAATTTACAATAATGGCAAAGGTAGTTGATAATTACAAGGGATTCAAGGTGCTTGAAATAACAAGACAGGAGATGATGGATAAGCTTACCAGATATGGGTGCTTAGGTATTTGCGATATGTGTAACAGACCTACATCCGTAGGTTATTACGTGGCGGTGATCAATCAATGGATGTGCAAGGACTGTTACAATGATTTCATCAAGTCAATTGACAGGTATGAGGAGGATATGAAAATAGAAAACAGGAATTTTAATAGATTCTGCAATCTATTTAATGTTAAGATGGAGGAGACGGTATGAAAGAATTGTCTTTAGCCCAGAAAGCTATGTTAAACGGGTCCATATGCCCATACTGCAAGAACCCGTCCACTATGATAAATACGGTAGAGGGGAAGCAAGTAGGGTGCGAGAAGTGTGGGGCTTGGATGAGGTCTGATTCGATGGGTAAACCAGTAGGGAGATTGGCGAAACCAGAGCTTCTTAGGGCCATGGATATAACAGCTATTGAGATCGATAGGTTCTTGAAAGAGTCGAGTTATGAAAGGAAAAACTTTTACAAAGAGTTATCCAGTGAGCTAGGAATACCAGAAGAGCATGTGTCTCCGTATAAGATGTCCTTATTATCATTGCTTAATGTTATGAGACATATCAAGGTATATGGGAAGAACCATATACAGATACATGAGGGTACCACGATAGGTAAGGCTTGCTCTAGGCACGGAGCGGTGGCGATCGGGAGTAACGCCTGCCACGGATGCCCGGAGTTTCTGTTTCATGTGGTAGACAATACAACCAATACGGTAGTGTGTGATACGGATATGAGCTATGGTGATTATATAGGGGAAAACAAATAAATTTGGGTGTAAACTGGCATATAATCACCTTTGATAGATAATATTAATTATATAAAACATGAAAGTAATTTTTATTCATAAGCCAACAGGGTTTTATGTAGGAGGATCAGTGTTTAACAAGACATGTGGTTTTTACAAATGCAGAGATAAGATGATAGAAAAAGGCATAAGCGAGGATAAGGCCAACATGCTTATTGATATAATAGGTCCGCACTTATGTGTGTGGGAAATAAAAGATGGGGATGATCCTTATGAGAGCATGAGAAGCAGACTCGGAGATAAAGCCTCATATTTAGATGGAGAGGATATTATCGTAGAGGATTATGATTATGACGAGGAGGACGAGGATGGGGAGATCGACTGAATACTATAGGACACATCCGGAGGCCAGAAGAAAGAAAGCCGAGACGGATAAGAAGATCAACGCCCGCCCTGAGCAGAAAGCCAAGAGACGGGAGTTGGGTCGCAAGAACTACAAGACCGATAAGCTGAAAGGTAAAGCCTATCGGAAGGGAAAGGATTTATGCCATACGGCTAAAGGACTTAGATATAAATCAAGATCAGCTAACAGAGGATCTAAATCCGATACGGCTGGCGATAGAAACGCAAGAGGATGAGTGAGGATAGGATATGGAGGTCATCCAAGGAGATTATCATGGATGCCTATGAGAGGATAAGAAAGTATCAGTCGGGAGAGCTTCTCCCGGCTCGTACTGGATACGCTTATCTTGACAAGGCGTTGCTGGGCGGGTTCTACCCACAACATGCGGTGGCTATCGGCGCTAGGCCCGGAGTGGGCAAGTCTTATTTGGCTCAGAAGATTATGAGCAATGTAATGAATGTTAATATCAATCCCCAAGCTGATGATTATGTATGGCTCAGATGTGAATTTGAAATGAATCCAGAGGATTTGATGTTACGTTCACTATCAAAAAAAATGGGAAAGGATATACAAGATATTCTCCTTAACGAGATGTCTGATGAAGAGATAAAGGAAATGCAGAAATGTCTTAAGGAGGAAAACTCCAGCAGAATAACATACATCCCTAAACCATCGACAGTAGACGAGCTTCAGAACTTCTTATGGAATAGTTATATGCCAGCGAACAAGGATAAGAAAATGGTGTTTGTATCCATAGATCATACAGCTCTTATACAAGGTACGGGTGACGCTAAGAGGAATATAGATAGTCTGATAACCATGTGTAATATAGCTAAAAGAACTTTTCCCAATATATTCTTTCTTATAATATCACAACTTAACCGTGATATTGAGGGAAGACGGGATCCTAAGGATCATATGCCAAAACAATCTGATTTCTATCAATCAGATACATTGGGGCAGCTATGTACGGCTATGGTAGCGTTGAATATCCCAAAGAGATACGGGTATTCATCATACATGCAATTCCCGCAAGGCTGGTATCCCAATCTGGAACGTTTTAAGAGTGAATCAAGGCGCTCTTTCCGTGTAGATGGACTTATATTCCATCATATAGTAAAAGTCCGTCAAAGATCATTAGAGGAGATTGATGCGATACATGTAGATATTATGAAAGGATATGAGCGATATTATCCTGATGGAGGGGTGGTGCGCCAAGAAAGACCGGGAGGCTCGGATGCCCCTGTGGGTAGCGGCAAGCCGGACACGACCGTGGTGACACTGCCGCCCCCGCCTCCCAGTATTCCATTGGAGCAGCAATACATACCGCCTAGCGATGATTTCAATGTAGTACATGACGAAACACCTTATTGACATGAGATTGAGACATAATTACTTGCTTGTAGTGATAAAGGTGCTGGAAATGTTCTTGAAGACCGTATTGTCGGTTGAGGATAAGATGGGGATAAAGGAAATTATATCCTCGTTGAAGGAAATGGCTAAATACAGCATCAGATATATCATAAACCGGGAACGGGAAAAGGAGATCATGAGTATCTGTGATGAGGTATCCAATAAAGTACAGGAGTATAAAAGGATAAATGACAACTCAATGATATTGGAATTGGAGAACCTAAAAAGGGAAGTTGTGGCGGTGGAGGATCTTCTTAGCTCATACAAAGGCGTTCTTGACGCTGAGCTGGTGATAGCCGAGGATGATATCAGGATCATACGGGATAAGATCGCTATAAGCCTGAGAGAAGACGGGACATGCAAGAGTATGACCGACGCCGATAAAAGAGCTAGGGTGGATGTAAGGTACGAGCGGGCTTTAGAGGACTATCGAATCCTTCTAAGATGCGCTAATACGGTTAGGGCTAAGATGTCTGTCATAGGGCATCTAAATCAATCAATAAATCAATCTATATCAGTTGGTAGGGTTGGTATGGCTAATGAATCTTATACGGTAAAACAATATGAGAAAGGGAAAGAGATTATCGAAAGCAGACGGCCTTAGGGTATTGATAGGAGCTTACGATGCTATAGAATATAGACGTGAGTTAACTATGTGTGCAGCTATAACCGAAACGGCTAATAAGCTTGGATTAGTGGATAGAAAAAAAGTTTTAGCGTATGAACTTATACCTGAGTTGAGGATGTTTAAACCGATCAATAGTCGTATAGAGGAAATTTGGTTCAATCTTTCCTATAAGGATACAAGGCTATATATATTACACACGTTGATTAACATATACAACGATACCGATCATCCTAATATAGTAGA